GGGACACACCCCGCAGGGTATCTGGTCTATCAGCACCACGAACATAAATCTTTGCACCATTTATCATGGTGATATCCATATTGTTGATGTGACTGTTTTGGATAACATCCCGTCCAATCTCTAACAGCACATCCCAAATGATCTGCCTTGCCTGACCATTGGTGGGAGCCACATAGAGAACTGCACTTCCTGCTGGGCAACGCAATGCTTCAATGATTAGCGTAGTAGCCGCTAACCTAGACTTGCCACAACGCCGACCAGCAGCCACAACCTTAAACCTTGTTTTGTCACTAAAAACAATTTGTTGCCAAGGAAGGAGTGAGAAGTTGAGGTCACTCATATTGTGCATCCTTCATGGTATTTTCTTTTTGCTTGAAGATATGCCTCATGTGCCTCATTCTCGCCTGAAAACATCCCTAAGTGGATTTCTTTTTTGTCAACAACAATTCTTGATCTAAACGGCTTATCTTTATTTTTACCTTGATTGGCAAAACTTACACCTAGCTTACTTGATGATGTTCTATTTTTTTTGGCTTTGGTTTGATTCTGCAAGTTTATTGTTTGCCGAACATCTCTTAAATTCTCAATCCTGTTGTCGTTTTTTATGCCGTTAATGTGGTCTATGTAATGCTTGGGCATTTCACCATAAACATACAACCAAGCTAAACGATGCGCTAGAAAAATCTTTCCTGCAATCATTACTTGAACATACCCGTCTGGTCTAGCAACTCCAGTAACTGATCCAGCAAGATACTTGCGCTTTGGATGATTTTTTATGCGCGTAAATATTCCAGTTTGTTTATCGTATGAAATGTTGCTTTTAAGTTCTTCAACAGTCAAGATGCGATTCATTTTTATTCCTGGTTACTATTCTTTATAGTATACCCAACATCTTCTGCTTCGTCAATTATTTTTGATTGTTCAATCTCAACACCGCCAATTCCAGTGATTGTTATGTTCACGGCATTCCTTTGCTTGCCCTCTTTCTCAAACAGACTGACAGGAAGCATCCTATCCATACAGAGTTTGAGCATAGCTGCCTGTGCTGGGTGTTCATCATTCATGGCAATCTCAATTGCTTTGTGAACGACATTGGAACCTGCGCTGTTTATCAGAAGGTCTTTGAGTTCTTTGATGCGCTGAACTTCAGTCTTTGGCAGGAGAGCCGCAGGTCTTTCAGCATAGGTTGCCATAGTGAACTTCTTGTTCACAGCCCCCTTGGGGCGACCTTTTTTCTTTAGGTTGTTTGGCAAGGCATCCAAAACATTCAAAGTTTTTTCCATTCTTCAAATGACAACCTTAGAGCATTTGGATCACCAACTGATTTTTCATACTCATACTGCTCACGACTATTTATTTTTCTTACTTTATCCGCTTCTTTTGTGGCCTCACGATCTGCAAGACCAACGCCATACATACCACCAAGAATTCCAGCGCCACCAATCAACTCTTTCATTAGACTTGAAGAGCCGCCACCGCCACCGCCACCCTCAAGAGGTGTTAGTTGGTCTGCTCGTTTTGGGAAGCCTTTAGGCATATCAATCTCCTTGGGGTTAAAACAGTAAAAGTTTGGCACACTATACATTGTTTGACAAGTGGGGTAAACCCTAGTACATTCTTCACGGGGCCATCACCCAGCCCTCTATGCGGTGGAACCGACCAATTAGGATAATCGTAGCGAGTCAGGCGACTCTTAAGTAGCCCCCCATCATTCGGGATGAATCATGGCAAGGTGAACGGGAAATGTAGTCTGAGCCACTTGTCTGACAAACAAGATACTGGTTAGCTTAGGCCCATCAAGGCTCTGTCTCCCAAGACAGAATAAACAAGAGGTTCACTTCTGAAAAGAAGATCAACCCTACACGGGTGCCTGAACTCGTCTGTTACCTACCACCACCCGTCTGTAGCACCTACTTCCTTCCCAACAAAAGCTAGTCATTTTTGTAGGTAATCCTAATTTGGCTTTTCTTGTGGATAGGAGGCACCACAAAATCTCTCACACCACACACACCCCCTCCCCCCCTACAAACCCTTAAGGGTAAACCCTAGGCAGTAGAAACCCTGAGATTAATTAACCGACCGGTCGGAAGGTTATGCGTAAATTGCATAAGCACCCTTACCGCACCACCTAGAAAATCCCCGATAGTAAATCCCTAACGACAATCAAGCACCGATAGCATTATCCTATCTAATACTTTATTGTTCATAAGGTAAGCACCTAGATAAATAATGGGGAAACATAGGGTTTCTCCCTATATCTTTGTGTGAATCGGTGCGTTATATTTACATCACTGGGCAAACAATCCTAGTGATTCAATCAATCAACTTAATAGGCGTAAATCATGAAATATCAAGCACCGATCAATATCTGGAATGTAGTCCCTGCAGCGCGAATCAAAGACATTCAGCCAGGCCAATGGGTCTACGCTGGAGACAAGGCAAGCAAAGGGGTTTTCCTAGGCGTTAAGCCCTCTGGCGTAGTGGTGTGTGCATGGTATGACAATGCAAAGAGTGCAAAGAGCTTCAGGGGTTACATCAAAGCCTTGCGTCAATATGCCCTAAACCAATAAACTCCAGACTGCTAACCCTTGAAGTCCAGGGGTTAGTGGCCTGGGGTTTCCCTGGGGCTTAACACAATCAATTCTGAAAGGCTTTACTATGTCAATCGTTATCTTCAAACAATCCTATGGACAATTCACCACTGAAAAAGATGGGCGATTGTCGGGCCATGTTCTTACCATTACTGGCAAGCGCAAGGATGGCAAATACACTGTCACCCATGCCTGGGGTTCAGGCAGCCGCTTGAAGAAAATCTACACAACTGAGCAATTGCAGTGGGAAATCTTCAAGATGGAAAAGCAAGCGCAGGAAATGGCTGCATAAGGGTTTATCCCTATTTCCAAGGGGCTTAATCGCCCCTAAAATTCTCACTCACTCACTCAATAGGCGTTACATCATGGACAAAATCACACAATCAATCGATTCCCTTAATCGTGCCAAGCAAGGGGATTCACTCTTAAATTATCCAGCCATTGTGCAAGGGTTTGCTGCCAAGGGTATCGCTCACAATGACATTGTGCCAAGGGTAAACATCTTTACTTATAACGCTTGGAAAGCCTTAAATCGTCAAGTGCGAAAAGGGGAAAAGGGTATCAAGTGCGTTACATGGATTGAAACCAATAAAGATGGCAAACCCGATAAATTGTGTCGTTCAGTCACTGTATTCCATATCTCGCAAACCGACCCAATTCAATAACCAGGGGCCAACATGAAACCTACAAAATGCTCAATCACTGGTAACTGGTTTATCACTGGTTATGCAACTGGTAGAAAATATTGGGGGTCAACGCCCAGGGATTGTGAGCAAAACGCACAATTGTATTTTTACAGATAATTAGGGTTTATCCTAATTGCATGGGGGCATTTTGCCCCTATCATTCAACAATCATTCACTCAATAGGCGTTACATCATGCACCCAGCAGACAAAATCGTTGTTATCGGTTCGGCCTTGGCTTTCCTGGCCTTGGCATTCATTCTGTATACATTCTGAAAGGCTTTACATCATGCGTCACTATGAAATCATCCACACTGAAGACACACAAGGTTTTCACATTGTTTGCAGCGTAACCTCTGAGGATTTTCATCCCTCTGATTGTTTTGATTATGAAGAAGAAAAACTAGGGGAATTATGCCGAAAGATTGATGCTGGCATCTATTCTTGGTTTTCAGTAAGAGTTGAGGCATACAAAGGGGGCATTTTGCTTGGTTCAGATTATCTGGGTGGATGCCTTTACGATTCACCAATGCAGTTTGTAAAAGAATCAGAGTATTACAGCGACATGGTGGATAACGCTGTGCAAGAAGCACAGAATGCCCTAGAAAAACTGTACGCCACTAGAGAACCCGCATAAAACCACAGACTGAAGGGCATTTTGTGCCCTTTGGCCTGGGCTTTTCCAGGTTCTTTAATAGGTGTTAATGATGATAAAACCCTCAGATTTCACAAAAATAAAGCACGACATAAATGGAAACCCTCGCCATGTCTGCCATTTTTTAAACTTCGATGTTCATGGCTGGCAATCAAATATTGCCCTCTCGCATCGGTATGAAATTGCACTTGCACTTGCTAAAACCCTGGGTGGCAAGAAATATCACAATAAAAAATATGGTGGCGGGATTGTTTTCCAAGAGTATGACGGATGCTTGTCCCAATTGTGCGACAAAATCAACGAATTGACCAAAAAACAAGAGGTGGCAGCATGAACCAACCACTTGAATGGAAAGCCCTTTGGGATGCAATGGACGCAAACCCTGATTCCTGGATTCCCACCACAGAAGCCATGTATTGGGAAATGCTAGAGGTTTTGCCACCCAGATCAATGAAAGGTGGAAATTTTCTAGTTGGAGAGGCAGATCACCACAACAGCGAGGGTTATCCTGTTTATTCATGCTTCACCAAATTTGGGGACATTTATAAGGCAAAAAAGTTGTCTTATAAACAGTTTATGGAAGCATTTGCATGATTTATGCCACCCTTGCACTTATTCTCCGCATCCTAACCCGCAAAAAATGAAAGGCTTTGAAATGAGTGAACAAAAAATGCGTGATATGTTTGAATCTGGCGAGTTAACCTGGGCTGATTTATTAGAAATCACTGGTTTACCTGCTCATGTTTTGTATTCAATTTTAGATGATTTAATTTGAAAGGCTTATATGAAATTTAGATATGAAAAAACCGATTATGGCTGGAAAGCCTATTTCCTGAAAAACAATGCTTACATTTATTTTGGGCACTATCAAACGAAAAAAAGGGCAAAAGAAGCCGCCGATTATTTATCTCAAAATGGCTATCCAGACGAAAGCAGCCCATTGAGACAAAAATATATCAATGACTACCCTTATATTCAATTCTGAAAGGCTTTGAAATGCAATCAATTACAGAAAAAACTTATCTCAGTAATCAGATATTAAAGGCCTTGCCTTTGCCTTTGCCAGACAATGGCGAGATAAAAATCAAAATACATTCAGACAAGGGCGAAACCAACTGGCTGACAATTGACCCAGAAACAATGTCAAAAATTGAAAGGTGTTTAATTCCTGATTGAAAGTCAGCCCACACTAACTAAGCCGCCTTCGGGCGGTTTTTCTTTGCCCACTTTTAAGCCCTTGCAAGCCAAGCCATGTAGGGTGCATTGGGTTGACCAAGAAAAGCCCCTTAAAGCCCCTTTAAAGCCCTTTGGCAAGCCCTTTTGTGGTCAATCATCATCATGCCCTGGCAGTGTAGTGACAAGGCCCACATAATTCAGGTTCATTTCAGGGTCAAGCCCACAATTATAAAAGTGCCCAGCTTGATCGATGGCAACCTTTAACCCTTGCGTCATGTTACCGCCTCCGATCAATTCCAGAATGGCCCTTTGTTCTGGGCTTAAATTGATCTTGAAATCAGTCTGGGTTCGGTTTGGGTTTATCTTGTTTGCCATTAATCTGCTCACGCCAATAAAGTGCAATTAATAATGCTTCGGCCCTGTTTCCGTCTTTTTTTCTGATTAGCTTGGCTTCAGGCCAAAATGATCGGGCAAGGTCTAGGCTTTCGTTTTTATCGCTTGTTAAATGAAAATACTTTTTCCATTTTTGAGGCGTTACCAAGTGGAAAGGGTAATTTGTTAATTCAGCAACCGCTGATATAACACCGACTGCGCGCCCGAATTGGAAGCTACTTGCAACGCCCTGGTTTGGCATACTATGCACGGCTTCCATGCATATCTCTGCACCTTCCCTTGGGTCAATGCACCGCAGAATCATGTTTTTAAATACAAGGGGCAATATATTCTTATCTTTATGCTCAATCATAAAAGAGTCCAAATAATCGCCATTTGAATCCAATGCACCAACTGCGCCACTAATGCTGCCCGGGTCAAGACCGATCCAGATAGTCATTTAATCTCCACAGAAACAAGCGATTGTCTCTTCTTCTTGGTTAAACATATCGGATTGATTCTTTCCAAAATTCATCATCTGGGTGTAGTCGGGCCTGTCTTTGGAAAACCTGCCGCCTATTTTCTTTTCTTGCTCTGCCCACCAAATGGCTCGGCTTGGTTCTTGTTGAATGATGCTCATAATCTGGTATGCGCCCTTCATGAAGCATAAATCGCAGTTTCCAAGGGGGGTTACCTTGTCTCTGAACTCAATCCCAAGGTCAAAGCTGTTTGATGCCCAAAAAGCCTGTACATCGGCTTGGTTAACCCCTGCAATCGCTAATGGTGCGTGTAAAGTCTCCCTGAGTTTGGCAACCCTGCGCGGTTCATCAGCCCGAATCCCTGCCATTGTTTGAAATTCATCATGCCCAATTGAGGCCATGTAGCGCGTGATGGGGTTGATCTTCAACTCTGTGGTGCAAAACCGCATGACTGAGTTTGGCAAAAAACTGCGCTGCTCGATCAACTCTGCAAATGGCTCACCATTCCTGCTTGCTGTTTCATGATTCACAACTTTGAATTTCTGTGGATTTCTTGTGAACTCAAGCCAAACAATCGGCACACTCCAATGCTTTTCAATGTCTCTCACAAAGTCCAAAGTGGATTCATGCTCTTTTCCCGTGTTGCAAAAACAGACAATTGCTTCCTCTGGCAAGCTCATCTGGTGAGCTTCCAAAATCCTGTAAAGCATATAAGCCGATGTGCGCCCACCCGAGAAACTGATGCAAGTTGGCTCATTTATCAGAAATGGGTTCATTCTTTGCCTTCATTTGTTGAATTAAGTCCTGGGTTATTCCTCTCCACAAATGGGTAGAACAACTCTCTAATTCCTTGGCCCTGTGCCATGCCTGTGCTTTCCACCCAGGTTGCTTGGCAAGGTGAACAAGCCATTCCAAGGTCTCCTGATACAACCAAGGCTCTGTTGACAAGATACTGCGAGACTGCAAGTCCTTGCTTTCGTTGTTCAAGTATTTCATGGGCTTGGGTTTTGTTCATTTTGTCATCTTTTCTTTAAAACCTTGATAAAAATCACCACTGTCCATCAATTTAAAAAGACCGAAACCTTCTTCAAAATCAACTGTATATCGCTCACAAATGTAGTCGGCATATTCCATTTCAAGTTGAGATGTTCTCATTGCTGCCTCAAATTCTTGCTCAGTCATGGGAACCCTTGCAATTTCAGCGGCTGCGCGGGTGATTGCTAGGCGAGTGGCTTCAGCAGTGTTAATGCCCGTTCTCACAAAAACCATAGGTGTTTCTTCTTTAAACCGCACCTGCACATTCCCTTGATTGATGGTGATTTTCATCTCCAGCTTCACCGCTAAACGCAGTGCATCGCCATCATCTTCAAGGGGGTTCCATGGCTTTGCTTCAAAGATGTTAAATCCTGGCGGCAAGCGAGTGCAGTTACGCCAAACGCCATTGGGGTCTTTTATCGCGTTGATTCGCGCCCCTTTTGCGGCAAGTTCTATCAGTTCACTATGAACCATACTATTCATTGCCGCCTTAATTGAGCCAAACGCTCTTTGATGTGATCGGGCATTGGAGAGGCTTTGGCAATGTCTGCCTTGATCTTGGCTAGGGCAGG